ATCGATTCCGCCATCGGTTCCACCATCGGTTCCACCATCAGTTCCACCATCACCACCGGGGCCGCACTCTTCTGGATTAGCTATAGCGTAAGCGGAGTCGCTGCAATCTTTGTCGCCCAGGTTTACCCCAAAACCGCCATTATTACCGGCGTCACCCTCTCCTAACCGTTGCCTGCGTTCCCACGCACGAGATGCTGCGGTGCTAGCTTCGGCTAAAACATCATCTACAGACATATCCCCGGGCAGTCCGTACTTTGTCTTTAGTACCCCTGCCAACACTTCTCTTATCTCTTCTTCTGTAGGGATTAAATCTCCAGCCCCAGCTCTACCCATTATCACGTCTATAACATCAGCTAATACTCTATCTACAGCGGGTATTCCGGTAGTGGCACTGGTACTTGTGCCGCCCGGAGTGGTGCCTACGGGGATTGTTGGGGAGCCGCCTGTTTTTCCCCATGTAACAGTAGCAGAAGGGTCGAATGGGTTAAAAACTGTCCAATCTGGCATACCCGGCATTTGAAATACTTTACTAAACGTACCGGTTACTTTGTCCCAGACTTCACCTGCGTTTACTGCGCCCTTGTTTATGAGGTCGCGTATAGTGTCTACCGAAGTACCGTCTTGTGTGCCGGTAATTACCTCTACTGCGTCTTCTTGTTTTCCTCCCTCACCACCGGTTCTACCAGCACCACCATCGGTTCCACCAGTATTACTTACTGCTGGTGTAGGGCTAATGTTATACACCCCGTCCCGTATGGCGCCGGGGTCACCCCAATTCGGGTCTTTAAAGAAAGGGTTATCGAAAGGTCTATTAAGCACATCCCCAAATAATGCCCTAGCCATAGCTAATTCAATTTCCCGCTGTTCGCGTTGGAGTTGCTCTATTATGGCGTTTATGTCGTCCATAGAAAAATCTGTGGTTGCAAAACCCGGACCACCAAAAATATCGCCGCCACCTTGAAATTTTTTAACTTTGCTCATCTCATCACCTACGGAGGGGTCGGCAGCGTATCGGGCAACGCTGATACTAAACTAACCGCCATAACAGCAGACGGTATACCGGGGTGGGGGCTAGACGGCGCGGCGGCTTCAAGAATGGCTGTCGTATCGGAAGTAGCCCATATCATCTCCAAATACTGTCCTGCGGTCATATCTATATTGAAGTTCCACGCTACCGGGACGGCATCCCCAGAGCCGGACAATACGTGCTGCTTAGTGGAGTAGCCAATATCAGTACCGTTACGCCTAATCCACAAGTACACATTCTTGGGCGACGCCGAATTGCTGTACACAGACCCGGTAAATTGGAAATTATATACCCCTGAGTACTCTACGGTAATCTGTGTGCTAGACCCGCCGTTTATTGTAACACCATGATTTAAATAAGTATTCTCAAATTGAATCGGGTATCCTGTGTTTGTAGTGGCGGCTGTCTGGTCTACAGTAGAAAAGAAAAGCCCGTTAGATTGATCTAGGAACCTACCGCCCAAGTGCCCAGTTACATTGTTTATGGCATTAGATATACGCCCGAAGTATAACCGCAGTACGTTGTTCTGAGAGTCTATGTACCGCTTATCAATGTTCTCACCCGGTATTGGCAGTGCGGGGGGCGGTGTTCTACTGATTAAGGCTTCACTCATTAGCCTCTCCGACCATCAGGGCGCATATCGAAGCGTGTAGCGCCTAGTTTCCATGCCACCCCTTCCGCAGTAGATTCGACCTTAAATGCCATCTGGCGGCCTCTTAGACGTACGTACGCCTGTCCCGTAAACTGCTCAACGGGCACAGTAGCGGAACGCGTTACCGTAGCTGAACTGTTACCGCCTTCAGAAAGGGGGGATTTGTACCCGGAACCGGAGTTAGCCATGGGGGACAGCGTCATGGTCAGGGATGGAGTAGAAGCAGTAGACCCATCAAAGGTTACGTCTGGCAGTACGCGCGTAACAAACATAGCCCTGTTGCCGTCGTCTAAATCAAACTCTGACGATACTAGCGTAGCTGTAATCGGGAATACGCTGCTCGTTTCTTTGTCATCGTAGCCGGTTTCGTGCTCCACAAGGTTATTACTGTAGGTTGCGGCAAGCGGTAGTTCTCGTAGATCAGCGTCCATCCAAGCTGTCCTAGCCATATTCCCGTACGACCAAGCATTTTCGGAGTAGTTGTATATTACGTACTTATCTACGGTAGTAGACCCAGAAGAACAGTAAAACCACCAGACCTCATTAAAACGCTCGTTAGTACCACATATTATTTGATCTGTCTGTTGCTGGTTGAAATCGTTAAAAATGTAACTGCGGACAGAACAAGGTAGGGTCTTAGTGGTACCGTCGTAGGTATAAAACTTGTCTTTACCCATCCAGTAAGCAACGTCATTGGCAAACGCAGCCGCGTTTTGGCTGGCTATAGTTATGTTACCGCCGAGAAGGTTAGCCCCCCAAACTTCCGGGGCACCCAGATACTGCATGCCGTAAAGCGCCGCGTCTGTCCATACAAGCACTTCCTGCCTAGATTGTATTGAGGTGACGATTTCGCTGCCGTTAGAAAGACGTAAACTACCGGCTTGGTTAGTAGCTGAGGGTGCCCAAGTAAGCGCGTCTTCTTGGTCAGACCACCGTATGAGCATTGGGTCTAGGGTACTGCTACCATAATCGTTACACCCAAAACAGAAGACAAACCGGAATATATCAGACACGGCAGTGTAATTTACTACTGTAGGAGTGCTTGCATCTGCCCCTACAACGTCAGATAAGATAACAGCCCTGTTGTTTGTGGTTGCGCCAATGCCTCCGTCCCAGAGGTAAATGTTACCGCCCCGGTCAGCCAGAATCAGGTCTTCCCCAAAGTTAGATTGGCTCCAGAGGCGTATAGTGGCCGTGGTAGCCCCGCCAGAACCCCAAGTGCTGGCACCCCATGTACCGGAACCCCAACCTGTAAAGGGCACAGCATACTCTGCTCCGGGGGTTATTTCATAGGAAGCTACAGCGGATGCCCCGCCATTACCGGTATCGGACGCATTAGCAAGTACAGTTGCACCAGAAGTGTCTACGGCTTCTATAGTAAAATTACTTCCGTCTATTACAGTAGCTATTATGTAGTTCTGGTTTAAGACATCAGCAGTAATGTTACCGCCTAAAGAAACCGCCCCGGAGAAAGTCACGTAATCACCAGCACTAGCCCCGTGGTCTACTTCGGTTACAGTAATAGTAGCGTCGCCATTAACAGCGGCGAATGTTGCATCTCCGACACCGGAAATAAGGCGGTAGGGGGTTGAATCGTAGTACGCGCCGCCGCGCTCTATGTAGTATTTGATGTTAGTGCCAACCGACACTAAGTTTTGTCCGCCCAGAGTAGCCCAGTTGAACATAGACCGGCATACACCTAAGTATGTATCAGCGGAGATACGCTCCCACCCGCCAATTTTCTGGGGTGCGCCAAAGCGGAAACGGATTTTGTCCGTCTCATACCATGTACCTTCGGCATTGTAGCGGGTAGTTTCCCGGTTGACCCCGGGCTTAAACTGGATTTTTTGTACCGGCATATTCCCCAGACCTAATCATGTCAGTCAGTTCGATAGCCCTACCTTTAACTTGCGTCGCCCATCTGCTGTCTAAAAAATGCTCGGCGGCAGACTCAAAATCGCCAGAACTCATTGATTCTAAAGCGTTTTTAAACTGTAGCAATCTTGGCAAACCAAGGTTGAATCCTAACGAAATCATGGCATCTTTACGGGCTTCATTAAGCCCAGAAAACCAAGGAAATGCACCGCTTAACTCTTTGATTACGCGGGAAATATCGTTCTGTAACAGGTAGTTTACCTCATCGTCAGACAAACCCAAACCTGTTTTTGAAACATTTCTACCTACGCCAATAGTCTCAAGACCTTCGGTATCTAGGTAAACGTGTTTTTCTACGCCCTCATGTCGGCGCAGTAGTTCAATCAGTTTTTCCATTGTCTGAAGATGAAGCCCCAAAGTAAAAGCTAATAACGGCGGACACCAGCCCACCCATATAGCCGAGGACAAGGTTAATCAGTTCCATCGAGTTCTGTTCGGGTGGCAATATAGTAATCATTGCAATATAACCGCAAAAGAAAAGCACCATGATCAGGCCGATAGACTTTGCCGTCCAATCCTTACTGAAGTGCTTACGGGCGTCCTGCTTGTCCTTGGTTTCCAACGCGAACAAGTCAACGTCGAGTTCCTTCATCTTGGCCTCGAACTTCAACTCGGCCTTCTTGATCTCCGCAAGCTGTTCCGGGGTGACCGTCTCAAACGCCGTCTCAATAGCCTGTGGGGTCGGTTCACAACCAAGTACCCCCGCCAAGACCTGAGCCGCCATGCCGCCCAGAGGGCCACCCATAGCCGTACCGATGGTGGGTGCAATACCGCCAATAAGTCCTTTTAACTTGTCAAATTTCATAGGATAGCCAGTACAATCATAGCCAGTGCAACGACACTCACGGTCATGCCAAGTTGCTCAACGGTGGAACCCACCATATAAGTCCTGCAATACTCACCTATCTTCTTGAATATAATCATATTTTCACCATCTAAGAACGCTATTTACCGCCGCCCCAGTTCATCCATACACCTGCCGCTAATACTGTCAGAAGTGCCGTAGTAACCATTCTAGCTATGGTCTGCCCCACTGTGCGCTTCGTATCCCGCCAAGTCTCCAGTAAAGACCGTAATTCTTTGACATCATCGTAGGCGTCAGAGTCAGACAGGCCGATGTCCCGAAGTGCTTGTTTAGCGCCTTCTTTAGCGGCTCTGTCAATCAATACCTCTATCTCTTGTTCGGTCATTTTATGCTGCTCTTACAAACCACCCGATAAGCCCTATTATACAGCCCGTCAAGCCAGTTAAAATAGCCCCATCACGAATAAGTCTGTTACGCGCCGCTTGTTCTCTGGCTCTGGTCAGTCTCTGCTGTCGTATGCGGGAGCGTTCGCGGAGCATCTCCTGATAAAACTCCGAGCCGACAGTATACATACACAACTCTCTTAGCTGCTTTTCCATGTCTGCGTACTTTTTCCGAGCCAGCATAATCTGCATTGCCTCAGCCTCTACTGACTTTCCCCGCAGTAGTTTACTACCGTTTTGATTGTGGATGGCGGCTTCGTCAATTGCTGTTTTCGCATCAAAAAACTTGGTGAAATACGCCCCCATATCCTCTAAATCGCGCCCAGCCGAAACAGCGGCCTTACACATGTTGAAGGCTTTTGTGGCTCCTCCAATGAGGATGGCTATTTCGGCTACAGGCATTTTAGATGGTTATCCAACCAGTTGTGTTGTCTTCTTGGTACGCGTCTTCATCCCATACAGCCTTGCCATCCGGCTTGGGCAGAGGTGCTTCCCAGACAAAGTCGGTAGAGTTGTATGTCCACGAATCATACCACTGCTGGTCTGGGCCTTCGGGTAGCGGGTTGTTCGGGAACCCATCCTGTGCCGGGACATCACGCAAAGCAGCGCGGTAGCTTGCCATCAAGCCCTTGTCGTAATCAATAAGCGGGGAGTCCGGCATCATGGCCCAGTCAGTCTCAGCCAGTCGTGCGTTACGCTGTGCGCGAACTTGTGCCTTCTTGTTAGCCAGATCGTTTGCAATGGCATCAGCACTGCGGTCAAGGACGCTGAAAGTCTGGTAGTACGAACCACTGCGCTCCTCAACAGCACCTTCGATGACAGTCTGAGTTTCTGCATCGTAGCTGGGGCGTGGGTCTTCTAGCAGTTTAGCCATGTTCAGGCCAGCCAAAGCCGCATCACTCAGGGGCAAAGCAAAGCTGGTGTTCGGGTTAGCCTTGAGAATCTGTCTCTCGCTGACAATAGTAGCGTTGGTTATGTCATAGTATCTCATTGTCGTTTACCTTGCGTTTGAATATTTGAATGGGTTTTCTGCGAATGCTATGTAAATGTATGTGCCACCTGATGCGTTTATTTCCGTTGATGTATCTCTTAATTTAAAGCCGTTAGAAAGAAAATCAAAGTACCCTGTCGAAAGTGACTGCTCTGTTTGCGCTACGTTTGCCACAAGATAGGTGCCTATTGGATTATAAGCATCTCTCACCGCATCCCATACATACCAGCTACTTGTTGAGTCAATTCTCTTAGTAATCAACCAAGCAGGACGCATACCTGTGAAAATGAAGGGGCCATCTGTTGAACCGTTCCCAGTGTAGGAGCCGAACTTGCTGAAGCCTTCAACGGAGTGAAACGCATAGAATAAATAATCTGCACCATCACCATAAGATGCTGGAAGGTTAATCACACTTGACGTAGGTGCAGTAAATATACCTGTTTGGGCTGCTGCTGTAGTTGAAAGCTGTAAACGACTGGTTAAATTACCTGCTCCAATGTGCATGACAGACCAGATGTATGCGTCTGAATAGGCTTTAATAATAACCATATCAGGAGTAGCCGTTAATCCATGACCTACAGTAAACGCAGATGATATTGGCGCAGTGTAAGTACCAATACTAAACCCAGCATCAGTATTAGCTGATACAGTAGAAGTTGTAGTTCCGTCTGTGTTGGATACACCAGAGCCGTTGGCTTTCCAACCCCAAATGACGTAGGTTGATCCAGACTGGTTATTAGAAAGATTAGCAGACCTGTAAGTTACAGTTGCTCCGTCTGCAATTAAATCAAGTTGCGCACCGGGGTTCTGTTCTGCATCAGTTGTATTTGTAAATATAACATTGCTGTCACCACGGATTACATCAACAATACTGTGGCTATATGCTACAGACCTTGCTTTATGCCAAACCATATCAGGGTCAAAGCCAAAGCCTGTTACATTTTGGCTAGTACCATTACCTGTATACAAAACAGTATTAAAGTTCTCATCAGACGTTGCAGCACTATTCGGCCCGATTGTGGGTTCTGGTAAGTTAGCTGTGGACATAGCTACAAAGTTTGTGCTTGGCGTGTAAGTCCACTTGTCTGAGCTAGTATGAATAGTACAGGCTGAGTTGTTATAGCCACCTGCCATGATAGCCCACCCACCATCCGGCATAGCAGTAAGGAGGTCTGTGTAAGCAACGCCCTGACTAGAGCCATTCTTGAAAAACTCAATCGTCCCGTTGTCCATGTCCAACTCACAACCCATAATATCGCCAGTTGTCCACGTTGCTCCGTAAGCTGTAGCAGAACCACCGTCCAAGTATTTATTTCCGTTGTTTCTGTAGTGTCTTGAGTCAGATGGGTTTCCTTCTCCTACGTTAGCACCGACAACACCAATATACTGCTCACCGCCTACTGCATTACAAGTATGCTCCCAATACCACTTACCGCTTGTAACAGCCATAGTGCCATAGGCATATTCAATAGAACCTGTATCGTCAAAAGTAGCTTTTAGATTACCTTCTGCTAAGACAGCCTTTAGAGATGTGCTTCTAAACTTTAAAGGGTTCCACGTTGCATGATTTGACGTAGGCGTATCAATCATCTGGTCAGAACTTGTCAGCCCTGAAGATGTTAAATTGTTACCGTTGCCTGATACGTCTGTGCCGAGTGCGGCAGAGTTGGAGAAGTCTAAGTAAAAGCCGTCTGTGCCAAAGGTCAGACCAGAAATATCTTTTGGAACCCAAACGCCATTTTTATCTTCTGCAAAATCTGTCGGGTCGTAGGCTGTGCCAGTAATAAGAGCAACTTCACTCATATACCCGTCCCAGTGATAGGCTAACGATCCATCGTTAAAAGCACCTACAATAGTTTGGTTTGTTCCTGTTTGAAGGGAGTTAGCAGAAAATCCACTCAACACCTGTACTCCATTAATGTGTAGCGAAGCAGTCCCAGACGAAACTTTCATTACTACATGATACCAAGCTGAAGGGTCACGCCTTATAGCCGATTCTATTGATGTTGAAGTAGAACCAGAGTATTTAAACATATAAAAATTGCCTGATGGGTTTAATGCAACTCCACCCTTTTGAGTGCTTCCGGCACAACTAGAAAATAAATATGCGTAGTCTACAAACAGTGCTGTTAATTTTACCCATGCAGAAAATGTGTATGTAGAATATGTAGTGCTTAAAGTCCGATAAAGGTAAGGATCGTCTGCTTGGTTAAACCGCGCAGAGTAATCCACCGTATATGGATAGAAGTCACCACCGCCAACACCAGCGGCGGCTTGTATTAAATTCTTAGAACTAGTCATTACGCCATCGCCTGTCCAGCAGTGAAGCCGTACCAAGTAGTACCGCCATCGCTAGTTAAAAACACAAAGTAGTCTACGGCTGACGCTGTGGCTGTCAGTGTAGGTGCAGTAGCAGAAGGCCAATCTACCGAAGCAGGCCATGTCACAGTGTACCCGGAGGCACTAGCGTCCTGTATGATCTTGAGAGTAAAGCTAGTCACCTTACCGCTTGAAGCCGGGTTGCTAAAGGTAAACGTGGTGTTCTCTGTCAGTGTGTGAGAGAAGTTCGTACCGTCCTGCATATCGCAAGTGGTCGCGTTGCTGGTAGAAGTAACCGCCGTAAATTCCTCAATAACGCCAGAGTCAAAGGTTGTTACTTTTGTAAATAGGCTGTCTGCCAAGTCTCTTGCTAAACTCATTGTCGTTTACCTTGCGTTTGCGTATTTGAAAGGATTTTCTGCGAATGCCATGTAAATGTATGTGCCGCCTGATCCGTTAAAATTTGTACCAGACCCTCTTAGCTTGAAGCCGTTAGATAAAAAGTCAAGGTCTTCGCTTAAAGATAATTCAGCGTCACTTTTATCTGGTTGTAGTTCCCTGCCCATATAGTTATAAGGGTCACGTTTTTCATCCCAAAGAACCCAGTCACTTGAAGCATCAGTTCTCTTAACCATAATAAAAGCAGGTCTGAAACCTGTGTAGACAAAGGGGCCGTCAGCCGAGCCGTTCCCGGTGAATTTCCCGAAGGAACTGAAAGATTCAACTTCTGCAAAACAGTAGGCCACATAGTTATCGCCATTGTCATTCGCTCCTTTCCCTGAACTGCTTGGAACTAAATATAAATAGTTCAAATATCCCGTATCCGCGCCAGACGACACAGAACCGTCTTTGTAATATCGAAACTGTACACTAGACCCGCTATTGACAGCTTGTGAGGAAGTTCTGGACGTACTTCCTGAGATATTAACTTTCAGCGATCCATCAACATAAAGTCTAGCAAAGTCGTAACTCGCCTCCGAACTAACAGTTACTTTCCAGTAAAGAACGCCCGCTCCCCCTGCGACAGCAAAGTTAGCAACCCCTTGTGTGCTATGTGCATGGTTCGTTGAATTACCGGAATAAGGGCTTGCTTGTGTGCCAGAACCGCCAATAGACATATATGAAGTCGAACCTTTCGTCATATACCCAGCAGGGGGAGGTGCCCCAACCTGAAATGTAGATGTTGTTGGGCCTGTTCCGCCCCAGAAATTAGAAGCTGATACTTGTGCATCAGTGGTATTTAATACTAAGTAGTAATCTTTTGTGCAATCTTCGCTGTATACCATCCAATCAGTTGCTGAACTTATGTTTTTGACGAGTATCAGCTTTGGCTTGGCGTTTAATCCATGACCGATTGTGCTGTCCGCCGTGCCATTCCCGGTATAAGTAACAATACTAAACCCAGCATCCTGATTAGCAGAGACAGTAGATGTTATGGTTCCGTCTGTATTAGATACACCAGAGCCGTTGCCTTTCCAGTTCCAAGCTACATAGTCTTCAGCGTTGGTATTTACTGCTACGTTATTACCAAGCGTAAATCCGGTAGAAGCAAAGGATGTCAGTGATTCCGTGTCTGTTGTTTCCGCAGTAGTCGTGTCGGACGACAGATACTTAGTGGCAGCACGCACAGCATCAAACATCATGTGGTTGTCAGCCGCGTCCCTGTTCTTAATCCATACAAAGTCAGGCTGGAACACCAAGTCAGAGATGGTCTTGCCACCGCTACCGATAGCTGTGCCGTTGCCTGTGTAGAGTACAGGAGCGAAGTTCTCATCAGACGTTGTGCCTGAAGAGTTTTCGTCTATGTTAGGCCCGATGGTAGGTTCTGCGAGGTTGGCTGTGCAGAGTGCTAGTGCGTCTGTTGGTACTGTGTATTTAAAGTCACCTATGCCGTTAGCGTCTGAGTTGCCTCCGGCTGTTACAGCACCGTTGAATGTTCCGTTTTGTCCAAAGTTTACGTTGGTTACATAGGCGTTATATTGTGAAACAGCGGGTCTGTAATCAATGCTAGTATCTAAACCTGATTCAGCCACACCCTGACTTGTACCATTTTTATAGAAGGTTAAGTCTCCATTATCCGCATCAAAAAGTATTCCTATTATATCGTTCGCACCATAGGTCGCTCCGTATGCAGTAGCCGCCCCCGACACATAAATATTCCCATTTGCCCCAACATAACCATAACCGTTAGTGGTACTTCCGACATAAGAACTTGCTGGGTCAGCAGATATACCTATAGAGCCAACGTCAGATGTGCCACTCCCAAATACACCTGCTTCCCAATACCACTTGCCTGTTTTTGGGAAGGCCATAGTTGACTGACAAGTTGCCCAAGAAGAAGAACGTGCTGGCTGTTGTAGGTTTCCTTCAGCAGTTGCCACTCCGTCTAGTGGATTTAAGGTACAGAAGTTATTCGTAGACGTATCAATCATCTGGTCAGAACTTGTCAGCCCTGAAGATGTGAAGTCATTGTTGTTGCCACTGACATCGTTACCCAGATTGGATGAGTCTGCGAAGTCTAAGTAGAAGCCGTTGGTGCCGTAAGTTACAGATGGTCTTTTAGGAACCCAGACACCGTTTTTAAATTTACCGAACGATGTAGGGTCTAGTGCTTGACCGTCTACATGGGACACTTGTGAGTAATATCCATCCCAAAGCGAAGTTGGATTACCACTACCATCCACAGTGCAATTTATGTAGTGCCCAACAGCAGTATTCCAAATCATGTTAGCGTTTTGTGCGGGGTATGAGGATGTTGAGAAACTTGTTATTTGCACCCCATTTACATATATCTTACACCTATCAGACGATGTTGCTTGTGTTGTATCCATAGCAACAACAATGTGATACCAAGAAGATACATCTCTGTGGAGTGCATTGCTTATTAAATTTAGCGCATCTGAGTTTTGTGAGTCGTTTAATTGTAACGCACCGTTTGTTTGGTACTTAATAGAGAAAAAAGCCCCACCAGAACTGTTCCGTGCGGCAAGCATAAAATCAACTGGAGTGGGACTGGCAACCTTCATCCAATAAGAAATCGTAAATGTTTTGGAGTTTCCCGCAGATGGCGTTCTACTAAGATAAGCAGAATCATCGTCATTAAACCGCGCAGAATAATCTACCGTGTACGGGTAGAAACCGCCACCAATACCAGCGGCGGCTTGTTGCATTAACTTAGTATAGTTACTCATTATGCGAGCGCCTGTCCCGAAGTAAATCCATACCAAGTTGTTCCACCGTCAACGGTAGAAAAAACAAACCAATCAACCGCGTCTGCGGTGGCGGTAAGCGTAGGGGCTGTAGCAGAAGGCCAATCAACCGCACCGGGCCATGTGACCGTGTATCCTGACGCACTAGCGTCCTGCACAACCCGCAAAGAGAAAGCATAGGCTGTCCCAGATACCGGGGGATTGCTAAAGGTGAAGGTGGTGTTTTCAGTCAGGGTGTGGCTAAAGACGTTACCTGTCTCGCAGTCAACAGTGGTCGCATTAGATGTGGATGTAACTGCGTTATAAGACTCGTTATAGCTATCTGCTATGAGTTCCGCACTGATTGTCTGGTCTGCGGTGAACGTGTTTGCTACGTCATTCTTTGTGGTGTCAGCATCGTAGGCTTGTACGGTTACACCGATGTCGGAAGGCGCTAGGGTACCTGCTACCGAGAATGTCCCGTACGCTATTGTCTCTATTATATCGCCAGCCGCCGCACCCGAAGCCAATACAATCTCTGAGCCGCTGGTTGCTGTAACGTCAGTGCCGACAATTAACTTAACACCGTTCATGAAGACATCGATGAAGTTAACGGTATAATTAACAGAGAAAGTAGTCTGGGCCGCTGTAGCTGTGAAAGTCGAGCGAGTATAAGTATTCTGCGCTACTACAAATGTGTCGTAAGCAATAATATCAATTATGTCACCAGCCGCCGCACCCGAAGCAAGAACCACGGTATTGCCGTCAGAAGCAGCGAAGTCCGCATTAGCCAGCTTCACGCCGTTCATGAATACGTCTATGTACCCAATAGAATACCCACCAGACGTAGTAAACGTAGTTTGGCTTGCAGTAGCGGTAAAGCTGTCTCTGGTCTGCGTAGCCTGTGGGACAGGCTGATTTCCTATATAGGCCATTATCGTATCTCGTTAGGGCTGGGTAATCTCATCCCACTGCTGGGTGTCTTCGTTCCAATCATAGAGTTTTCCGTCTGTCGGATAAGGTACAGGGGAATCCCACGAGCAAGTATCTTCGTTCAACACCCAGCTTGGGTACGGCTGTATCGGTATAAAGGCATCCCTCGCGGAATCGTATGTATCGCCAATACCAGCGTAGTTCTTCCGCAGTGCTACCCCGCCATCCGGTTCACCAGTCTCAGGGCTGTAGTGAACTCCACCCCGCGTGTTGTAGGAGGTCTGCACCCAAGTGCCTTCTTGTGTATCCACAAAATCCTGTTCCGCAACGATAACTTGCGTAACAATCCCATTTTCTACTTTTGCAAAATGTGTCATCGATACTTATACCTTATGATTACTATACCTGAGCCGCCATTAGGTCTGCTCCAGTACGCTCACAATCGCATCTATTGAAGACGCCGTATCTGATGTAACCACGATAGTTTCTGTGGTTTCCGCGATTATTTTACCTTCCAGCACACTCAAAGCTGACCCCGTAGGGACAGGCGCGGCTTTAACGATATAGGTAGAACCAAGTTGTACGTCTACAGTCACGCTACTTGCAGTGCGATTAGCCAAGTTCAGCCCGATGATAACCGCCGTGGTACTCGCTGGAACGGTGTATACAGTGCTGGGTGATGTGCCTATTGACGCGCCCGTGTAATTTTTAAATGTATTTGCCATGAGAATTACCCTAAAGCTATAGACAACGCCAAGGCATCATCGACCGTTGCTTTTGTATTTAGTTGCGCTTGTATGTTTGAACTTGCCATTGCATCAATAACTGCGGCCCCGGCCCCAGCACCATCAAGGTAAATTGTTTTATTCTGTCCGGTTTCTATTGTTACTGTACCACCGGAGCCTTGGGCTATTGTAATGGACTGACCCCCTGTAGTGGCGTTCTCTATCCACATCAGGCGGCTAATTGTGTTGGGGGCGATAGTCAGGGTGCGCGTAGCGGTTAGTGTTGCGCTGGAAGTTACCTTGAGATATATGGCACGGGTCGGATCAGAAGCACCATCAGCAACAGTTGTAGTGGCGTCTGCATCAGAAGCAAACCCATCCTGTGTGGCGTAGCTAAGAGACTCGGCGATAAGCTCTAGGTTAAGGTTCGAAACATCGCCCCAGCTACCGATCTCATCGCCTGTAGTTAGCTCTGTTAAGCGTAAATCATTATCGTAAGTAGCCATGTTCGCACCTATAGTTCATGTATTATCTAAGCGCTGGCCCGGTAAACCAAGCAACCAATGACTGTCTACTACCCTTAGTAACCGGAGTTACCTTATGTGGAGTCCACGATGGGAATACCGCAATGTACCCCGCCTTCTTCGGGACTACAATATCGTGCCCAGATGGGGACAGGATTAAATCTCCCCCCTCGTATTTGGAGGGGTCTGTTAGTTGCATGGCAAGAGATAGTTTCCTCACTGCCCCATTGCCAATGTCGTTATGCCAGTCGTAGTGCCCCTTCTCCTTTGCCTTGTAGTTGCAAAGCTGGATTCTCTCACTAAATCCTGTGAGGTCTAACCCAAAGAATTGGGCGTTAAGGCTCGCCGCAACATGCCCAATGGCGCTATATATCGGGGTTGTATCTTCAGTCAATTCCATCCAATGCAGCTTTGTGCTTCGGATACTCTCGTCTTCTGTATCTTGGGCTACAAAGCCAGTGCCCTTCCCTCTAAATGCCATTTTCTTGACCATGGCTATCTGCTTGGCGCTTAATGCATCTTCCCAGTAGGCCCAGTCTTCCATCGGCCTTTGCATTGTCGGTATGCTGTAAAAGCTCATAAATTATCCTGTATAGCTCCCCGAACCTGTAAATTTAAGGTATACGTAGTCTCCACTGGGCGTAGCTGTTGCAGGGCCTGTGTACGTACGAGAGTAATCACTTGCTGGAATTTTCAGGATGACTACGCCAGAGCCGCCATTACCTCCCGCTACAGAGCCGGAACTATAGCCCCCGCCTCCGCCACTCCCAGTATTAGCTGTAGCGGGCGTGCCAGTGCCACCGGCTCCAGAGCCACCGCTACTCCCAAAAGCAGGTGCTCCGCCGCCCGCAAAAGGCCCTTGTGAGTTCCAATCGGCTCCCGGGCCACCGGCACCATAGTCATGATTTGGGTATGGAGGGCTACTTCTACCAGCGCCCCCGGCTCCACCACCACCACCGGGTCTACCCGTCGCCAATTCAGGTATGTATGCGCCATTGCCCCCCGGATAGCCTTGTGAGGGACTTGTGGCCGGAGAATTACCAGCCGCTCCCGGGTATGCGCCCACGCTGCTGCCACTTCCACCACCACCTGAGCCGCCGGATTGTGCGCAGCACCCACCAGTGGCATCACCTGAGCCACCGCCAGCGGACTCAAAACCATCAAAACTTGACGCGCCACCACGAACGGAGCCGCCAGTGGTATTGCGCCCCGCAGCCCCTGCGCCAATGGTTACGACGTAAACCGTGTTTGGTTCAATAGTTTTTACATCAGACCTAAAGCCGCCAGCGCCTCCACCGCCAGCATAACCGGCAGCATAGCCGCCAGCGCCTCCACCACCAACAACTAGGTAATCAATGTTGTATGGTAAAGCACCGGCATTGATCCCAGAAAATAAAGCAAGTACACCTGACATTAGCGAACGGCTCCTGCAATGACGCAAACTGTGCTTGATATAAAGAAAATGCTACACAAACCGCGCGTGACTAGTGCGACGCTTGCAACGTCTGCGTCTGTTCCTGTTTTATACGCAGTGGTAATAGAACAAGTAATAGTTATGTCACCTGTTGTGTTGTTAAAAATATTGACAACATCGCCTTCACTGAAAGTAGCGTCAGGTATCGTAATTGAGCCGCCTGTACCTACTTGCACATACTGGCCTACATCACTGGTAGCCAATGTATAACTAGATGTTTTAGTACCCACAGACGGTATTGTCCGTACACTGCCGTCTTGGTCTGCAAGCGTAGTAAAGGTTCCCGCACCGGCAGAAGCCCCACCAATGGTCACGCCATCTATAGTGCCGCCGTTAATGTCCACAGTAGTAACAGTACCCAGATTACTCCAAGTGCCTGTAAGAGAACCACCATTGGTGGCGTTTAGGCTAGTGAAAGTCCCCGCACCGGCAGAAGCCCCGCCGATAGTCACACCATCAACTGTACCGCCGTTTATATCTGCGGTAGTAACTGTCCCCAAATTAGAGATTGTTGCACCACTAAAATTACCTGTGCTAGTAACGGTAAGATTTGCAAAAGACCCTGAAGTTGACGCTAACGAAAGCCTCGTGCTTATATCTATTACAGCCGCAGTTGCACCAACACCGTCTAAATAAACAAGTTTTGAACTACCATTTGCCACAGTTACTGTGCCACCGCTACCTTGACTGATTGCTATGCTTTGAGAGCCAGTAGTAGCGTTCTCGATGAACATAACCCTAGATATTGTATTAGGGGCTATTGTGAGTGTTCGAGTAGCTGTAAGGGTTGCGCTAGAGGTAACTTTAAAATACAACGCGCGGGCAGGGTCAGTATTGCCGTCTGCTACTGTTGTAGTGGCATCTCCGTCACTGCTGAAACAATCTTGGGTAGAATATCCTAGAGACTCGGCAATAAGATCGAGGTTGTTGTTAGTGCTAGTGCCCCAAGTACCGTCTTCGTCACCCGTGGTGATTTCTTTTAGGCGTAAGTTGTTAGTGTAAGTAGCCATTATTTTTACCTCAACCCATTGTCTGGCCTTGTGCCGCAGGGACGCTGGTGGCGTATATCTTTAAGTTTTTCCGTAAGTTAAGTGCTTCCCCGCAATCAGAGCAAGTATCCGCTGATAACTCAGATTCGTCCAGATCAAAGCCGCAGTTTGCGCACAAAATCTCAATTTCGTGCTTGGGGTCTATACCGCTGTCTAAATTAACTGCTTGTGCTGTCGTCTTCATGCCGCAATATCCACCCAATTTGCTGTCTGACTGGGGGTTATCTCTGTCCAGTTTGATGTCTGGTTAGGGTCTATTTCCGCCCAATTCGCTGTTTGGTTTGGAATTATCTCACTCCAGACCAATAATGTCCCAACCTGCCCAGTTGCCTGTACGCCTGTCGGGTATACATTAGCCTTACCTACTACGGAAACTACACCTATTTCAGTAGTGCCCGCAACGCCTGTGACGTTGACGTAGTTTATTGTTATTACAGAAATAGAACCAAGCGCGATAGTCCCTGTAACACCAGTTGGGTAGACATTTGCGTCACCCGTTACAGCCGGTATGCCTAGTCCTGTAATGCCTTGAACGCCCGTAACACTGACGTTAGCATCACCAGATACAGTTTCTTCACCAAGAGACGTAGTGAGTTCAAAGGCGTAGCTACCCTCACCCCACGGGCCAAAACCCCATGGGCCTCGACCCCAGCCCTCAAATACGACTCTTACGTCAGCCATATTAGGCTATCCGTATAATCGCGTTACTAGCGTCCGCCGTCGGGAATATAATACTAAAGTCGCCCGCAGAGGATGATTTATCGGAACCAAAGTCCAGAACCGCCACAGCTTTGTCAGACTGGGTGCTGTTGTAGATCAACGCGCCCCTAGCAGTAATGGTAGATGTGGACCAAGTAGTATCGGCAAAGTCAGTAAACGCTGTGGTGCCTGAGCTTGTAGGAGCTACAGTAGTAAGTGTATTACCACCAGCGCTATATCCAGTTCCAGACGCTTCATTTGAAGTGCTGTAAGCCGTAGTAGTTGCGTCCAATGTTGCAGAGCTAGTGAACAGCGCTATTTTCATTGTGTCCGCAGTGGTGCTTCCACGGGCTACAGTAGTCCCAAAGGCATGAACGCCGTTAAGTAGTTCAACCTTAAAAGACGTACACATTGCTTGTGTAATCGCCATGATAATTACCTCATAATTTACTGATAATTCGAGCCAAGTCAGCATGGCCCTGTTGCGCTAACTCGGCGCAAATAGTCGTCCTATCTGAGCGAATCGCCTCTTGCATATAGAAGACCAGTAAATACTTAATCCGATCCCTATATGCGTATGCTTGGGCTTTAATCGCTGGATCAGCGGTATCGCTAATAGACAGCATCTTTTCCAATGCCCTCTCAGCAAGCTCCTCTGGCGTGTGCCCACGGTTCTGCGTAGTAACTACCTTTACGTCAAACCCAATATCATTCTTTGCCTCTGTGCCCAGCATTAAGCTACCTCTTTCCTAACTTGACCAGATCGATACGCATCTTGACGCATCTTACCATCGCCAAGATTTTTAAGTAGAACAATGGATTGCGCGTACATTTTCTCATACAAAGCAACCATATCAGGCTCACCTTTAAGGAACCTAATAGCCTCAATAAGCGCACCATTTAGTAGGGCGGAGTCAAACTCATCCCCAAGCCACGTCGTACCGGCAGTAACAATGGATTCAGGGTAATAGCCATAATGAAGCTCTACTACGTAATTGCTGTCCGGTGTCGGCCCTAAAATAAACGCAGTATCGTCAAAGAACCCATAATGCTTGGGAACCCCCGTGGTACTGGGGTTTGGATAGGCTTCACGAATAAAGTTGACATCCTTATCGAGCAAATACTGGAAGTTGCCATCACCGTCTGTTAGAGCCAAAGAGAACACATACAGCATATCCGTCGGGTATATCAGGTACTTATTCCCCGAAGTTACGTTACCAGTCTGATTCCGGCGCAGTTCAGGTATCTGTACGCTGTTATATATTTTCTGCTCTGCCTGTTCTGTGAACATAGCAAGCTGGGCATCCGTAAACGTGTTTTCACAGATGTCTTGGATATTTGTCTTTAATTCGGTGTAGTTCACCAGAATTACCTCTTACGCCATTGGGCCACGGGCCATAGTGCCTTTAGTAGCCGCACCGTTACCGCGAGTTTTTACGCCGCTGGTCTTCATATCAATCGGCTGGTTACAGCAATCAGCAACCTTATAAATTTTAGGTTGGTTCGCCATTTTGGCTACTTTTGGTTGTTTCTGTTTCATCTCGTAACTCCTAACTTGTTGTTACTGTTACAGTTCCTACGGCCCCGGTTCCTTCTAAATTATCTGGAGTAAGTCCGTCATTATTGTTGAATCCTACAGGGTTCCAACCCCATTGAATATCTCTACTTGCTACTAACTCAGCGGAATCTGGCCTTGGGTCGCGAACAGCCTGTGGGTCTTCAATAACAAATTCCCCTAGATGTAACTGTGGCTGGTCTGGGTTCCAGCATTCCGGGCAAGCCTTTATATTCGTGACTTGACCTTTTACTACTAAATTCTTTAGCTGACGTAGACGGTACTGAAAACCACAAACGTCGCATATAGCAATCGCATTAACCGCAGCAGAATAACGCGCCATTAGACAGCCCTAAACATACGCGGGACGAACTTAACAGAGGCTTTCTCCCTGTCTTCGCCAGCCGCCAGATCAAACTGTTTCTCGTACTCGGCCTGCAACATCGGTACTCGGGGCATCAAATCTGGCTCTTTCATGGCAATATAGTAGGCCAAACCAGCCATCAAACACGGCAAGAACCTGAAGTTCATATCGGCTGTTTCTGCACCAGCCCCAGCGTCCTGAATCCTACGCATACGCCAATACACAAGCGTATAGTCGTTGCTATCCGGCACAGGCCATACGGTTATTGAGGGATTGTCTCTGCCCCTATCAACATAAACCTGTATCGGTCTGCCCTGCGAAATCTTGTTCGGTATAGACGAGTACGTAGAAACACTAATACGCGATATGTTTAGGTCTGACTGCGTACTTACACTACCAGCACCCGTCCGTATAACTTGCTCCATTAAATCAATGGTATCGGCTGGTAGGTTATAAGTGGCTGTGCCTGAAGTCAGGGCTACGCTGCCCTCGTCTATAGTCCACATGTTTATGCCGCGATTTTGCCACTCAATTGTGAGCAAATTCATAGACCTACGGGCGGTGCGCAGGTCATAGCCTGAACGCATTTCCCTACCGGCACGTTCCCACGCTTCTTCCGCAATCTCGGTGAAGTCTGGGTTAAATGTCGTAGTGCCTGATGTAGCCATTTACTTTTTCCTCTTTAGCGGGGACACCCTACGGGGCGCACCTGCGGGCTGGCCTAGCCGTTTCTTTTGGCTAATCCTCGACTTCTTCTCCGTTGAAGTCATTTCAGAGGCGGTTTTAGGGGTCTTACTAGACACCCTCTTAGTGGGCCTACAGTACGGCGTACCGCGTTTTTCGCCCTCTTGGCGTCCGCACGCCTTTCCTGTACGAACGTCCTTCCAGTCCTCTTTAAACCACCTTTTAAGGGCTGCGCCCTTTTTAGTCTTACGAACCGCCACTAGCCTTCTTCCTGCATTTGGCTATAGCCCCGGAGGCATAGGCAGACGGGAAAACCTTATACTGAGATTTTACCTTGCGATAACACGCATCCTTTACCGTACCGCCTTCCTTCATGCCACAGCCACAGCCTTTTTTGTAATAGCTTCTCATCGCATCTTACAAGGACGTACGCCCTTCATGGCCTTACCAGCCCCACGGACGCTACCGCCTTTTTTTAAGGCTTGACCTGAAGAATCAATTTTACCTTCATCACGAAGCTGTTTGTACGCATTTGCTCTAGCATTTGCACCCCTAGAAAGCGTATAGCCCTTTGACCCATCCTGTGCATCCATTACAAACTTTGCATAGCCGGGAAGATTTCCTGAACGCGGTCTCTCATTGAAGTCACCTTGCTTTAGTTGCTTTCTAGCCTCTTCCATTGCGGTTTCAGTGCTGTATTTTTTTCCGTTGTGGGTGAAAGTTTTAGCCCCACGCTTACGTGCATTTATGAAAGCCGCATCGAATTTTTCAGCCGCTGTTGCCATCGTCTTTACCTCATCTTACAAGGACGTACGCCCTTCATGGCCTTACCAGCACCACGGACCTTGCCGCCGCCCATCATTTTATGCTCAGAGTCTTTCATCATGGAGCCATCAGGCATTTTGTGGTATCCAGTCATACCACCTTTTTTCATTCTTTTAGTACCGCAATTTGACATTTCGCCACCTTTTTTGAATTTTTTAGTTTCATCGGCCTTTTCGTAGTCTTTGCCCACGCTCTGTGGGATTCCTACTTTCTTGGCAAACTTCGGGTTGTTAGCAACTGCTACCATCAAATCATGTTGTTTCTTTGACTTGCTTGGCATTTTGTTACCACTTCACCTTGTCAGCCCAATACGCAGCGCTCATCTTGCCTTTCTTGATGTTACGCCCGTGCCTAGCCTTAAACGACTTCCGTTTGGCTTTCATCCGCGCAGATTCGCCTTTCTTGGGTTTACCGGCAGTGCTGGCACCTTGCTCGCCAAAACGTATAACTTTCTCCTTACCACCCTCGCAAGCCTTAACTACATGAGACTTCTTTGGGTGGCTGGGAGTACGCCTTGGCTTATTACAAGACATAGCTTTCTTGTCGACCTTACCGCCAGCCTTAAAATAGCGACGCATAAGAATCTCCTAGCTATAAAACACCGTCATAGCAGTTATATTGGTAAGCGCAGTTATGTAGACATCTGTAGCAAACCGAACCCCATTGTCAGGAATATTGACAGAGTGGGAGTCAGAAGCCAGAAAGTCTAAATCCAGCAGGGTTGCTCCACCATTACCATCAGTAATAGTAAGCCTGCCAGCACCAGCACTAGTAAGAACTTGTACTTGTCTTACACGCGCAGGGCCAACAGCCAGAGAACCCGTTCCCGTAACTCGCTTACTGGAAACATCAGAACTTGGCATAAGTCACCCCATTAAGCAGATGCAGTTGCGCCAGTATCTACGCGAATCCAGTTGGAACCATCGGAAAATACGAGGTTGCCAGTACCGTTACCTGTTGTTTCAGAAGCCTTAAGAGCGTCTGAAGCATATAGAACAGTACCTTCATTAGCAGAAGCGGCGGCTGGAAGGGTAGCTACAGTGTAAGTTGAAACTTTAATGTCGCCGACAAAGCCATTAGTGCTTGTTACCGGCCCAGAAAAAGTGGTTGAAGCCATTGGAATTACCTCTTGCACAAGGTTTTGTTTCGTAGTCTGTGCAACGTCAGGAGGGCAAATACCTGTCTACGAAACTAATTGGTGCCCTAAGTTGGTTTAGTGTATAGAAAAGAAAAAGGGGGGACAAGCCCCCCTAATTCATTAAGCGCCCGGGCTTCCGAAGATGCCCAACGGATCAGATACCCCGAAGGAGTACCTTTCACGGGCTTTGTAACGGCTATTGCCGGTATCAAAGTCAGCGTCCATTGATGTAGACATCGGAGTACGAACGAAGTGCTTCAGACCGTTCGGTACGTCAGTCAACAAGAACCAAGCATCTGTGTCTGTCAGGTAATGATTGACAGTGTAACCCTGCGGGATTGCGCCCATATTGCGGATAGCGTTGATGTCGTTATCAGCAGTAGCCACGCGACCTTCTGTTTCCAGCAGACGATCAGCAACGAACTGAAGATCGGGCGGAACAACCAGCTTACGCGGTTTAGCGGCAACCAACAAATCACGCTCATCAGTCCAGCCAGCAATCTGGATGATTGCAGCTTCGAGCGAAGTTTCGTTCAGGTCAGCAGATACAGCAGGCTCGTTGGAGTTAGTGCCGCCAGACACCAGCGGGTGAGCAGTAGAACAGAGTTCTACGCCGTCACCATAGGTATAGCTGCTATTGAACGCGTTGTTCAAAATAGCGGCAGCCTTAACCTGCTTGGTGTAAGCCATAGCACGAGCCAGAGCCTTGGTATAACGTGAAGACAGTGAATCGTACAGGTTGTCTTCAATCGCTTCTTCAGTGATTGAAAAGCCCATAGAAATTGTCTCGTGGTTGTACCGTGCAGTCCACGCTTCCTGTGCATTGTCATAAGCAATGGCAGAGCCTTCGTTCTTGACGGGGGCCGCACCAAAGCCAGACAGCTTGGTTTCTTCTTCAAAAGAACGGTCAGAAGATTCTGTTTCAAAAATCTCTGCGTGTTCTTCACCATATTTCTGATACTCAAGGCCGAACAGGGCATTCAAACCCGGCAGGAGTTCCTTGAGAAGTTGCGCTCTTGAAATAGCCATGTGTCAATACTCCTTAGACGCCGGTGCTCATCGTTACACGATGTGCGCCAGTGGTGAATTTAACCAGAACGTCTGGGTAAGCATCAGTAGTAGGTGATACAAAACCCATAATCAACAAGCCACCAACGGTAGTCTGTACAGTAGCATCTAGTGCCATAGTAGAGTTACCGGTAGAGGTGTTGCCTGAAGTGGTAGCGTTCTGAGCGGCGGCGAAGCCGGTAATAGTACCGACATCATCCTGACCACTAACACCGTCAAGCTGAGCCTGAAACAGTACGTTAGGATCATCGACAATGTAAGCTACCGCATTCAACGCGCCAGAAGGGTAGTATTGAGAGTGCTGTGTCTGACCATTGCTGTCGACATAATCACAACCTACAAAAACACCAGCAGCGCCAATGCCGCTACCGCCGAAGTTGTTGGTTGTGATGTCTTTGCCAGTGCCATCAGCCAGTTCGATATAGCCAGCCGCAGTGAGCTGAACAATCGAGCCGTAGAAGATGTTGTTGGCGACCCCAGCAGGGTCAATTTTGTAGTGAGTGACGGCACCCGCATAGGGTAAGCCATCAGCCCGCTTTACGGGTTTCAGCCCGTACGGTGTAGCGGAAGATGCC